CCTTCGGGTACAGTTTCTCAGTTGACAGGTGTCTCATCTGGTATGCACCCTTGGCATAGCGAGTATTATATTCGTACTGTTCGTGGAGATAAAAAAGACCCTCTTACTAAATTTCTTTATGATTCAAGTGTTCCTGCAGAAGATGATGTTATGAAGCCAAATGATACTACTGTATTTTCATTTCCAATCAAGGCTCCAAAAGGGGCAGTCCTTCGCAATGATTTAACTGCAATTGAACACCTAGAAACTTGGATAGTCTATCAACGTCATTGGTGTGAACATAAGCCTTCTATTACAGTTTCTGTCAAGGATCATGAGTGGATGGAAGTTGGTGCTTGGGTTTGGGATCATTTTGACGAGGTTTCTGGAATTTCATTCTTACCACATTCAGATCATACTTACCGTCAGGCTCCATATCAAGAAATAACTAAAGAGCAGTATGATAAGGCTGTTAAAGAGATGCCAAAGACTATTCAGTGGAATCTTCTTCCGATGTATGAAACGGAAGATGGTACTTCTGGAACACAGTCCCTTGCATGTGCTGCTGATGGGGCTTGTGAAGTAGTAGACATCTCAGCCTAAATGCTATAATTGAAAATAAAAGGCAGGCATTTTGTCATACTCACTTTTAATACAAGGAGATAGACCGTTAGATTACTGGAAACTTAACAGTAATCCTACAACTACTATAATTGGTGGCTACACATCTCCAACATCATGGCCTACTCAAAGTTCTGTTGGAATACCAGCAGGAACAACATTAACGCTAGGATCTTCTTCAACGATAACTGTTCCAAATACTGTTATTAATGCTATGGATATTGTTGGTAATGTTGATGTTCAAGCATCTGGGGTTGTTATTCAAAATTCTAGAATTAGGAGTGCTTCTGTTGCTATTCAAAGTATTGTTTTTACTCCCGGTGCCTCTACATTATTTATAACGACAGCATCTCCACATGGTGTAATTGCTGGAAATAATTTTGGAATTTTGGGTGCTGCAAATGCTAATAATGATACTTATACTGCTTCAATTGTCAGTTCTAATACAATTACGGTGGGTAAGTGGAATAGTGGTTCTACTCAGGGTGCTGTAGGATCTTTGTTTGGTAATCTTAACGGTGTTATTGTAAGGCCAGAGGGTTCTTTAATAATTAGAAATTGTGAATTTGATTATCAAGTTGATTATGCTCTTTCTGGTGATAATTGGACTGCATCAGGAATTTTATTTCAAAATTCTTTTAGTGATTCTGTAAAAATGTTAGAAAATACTTCATTGACAGATTCTTGGATTGGAAATTTTCTGTATGCTCCAAACGGGCACACTGATGGAATTCAAGTTTCTCCATTAGTTTATACGTTAACTCTTAGTAGAAACACAGTTATTGTTCCTGCTTCTGCTAATTCAGCAATTCTTTTTAATCCTGATTCTAATGCTAGGCATAAATGGACTCAAAATCAAACATATCCAAAAAATGCAATTATATATGTTGGATCATCATCAGCATACTTTCAAGCATTAAATACTGGCGTCACTGCTCCCAATGCTGCTTCTCCAACATTTCCTGCTTCTGGAAGTGTTGCAGATAATACAATTATTTGGAATAAATTTATTGGTAGCCCAAGTGTAAATATAACAAATAATCTATTCGGTGGTGCTACATTTTTTACAGCACAATTTCGTTCAGATGTAAATGCTGATGGCTTTACTTATTCTCAAAAAGGTTATATTTTTACTGGAAATAGATTTGTTGACACAACACATGGAACATCTCCTTGGGCGCTTTATATAACTGAACCAATTAATTCATTTATCAATTATTCCGTTAATTATTATTCGGATACAACATCTATACCATTAAATAATAGTGGAACTACAAATACTGCTTCCCTAGCCTCTTTTTTACCCACTAGTGGAACAACTTCAACAGGTAATTTTAATGGAACAAATTTTGTTTATCAAGCACCCCCATTAACTGCAAATAGCGCCTGCGCTCTTCAGTTTACTTATTCTAATAGTGCTTCAATTTCTATTACAAATACTTATGATATTTTTCATAAAAATTATAATAATAAAGCGTTTGACATAGAGTTCTGGTTTTCTTTTAATAATATGTTTGATGGTTCTGGTTACTTAAAAAATGCTTCAAGCGCAACTCAATATTTTTTAAACAATTCTTTAAAAATAATAAAAATTATAGACGGATCAACTGAAGTCGGTTCAATTAACTATGATTATGATGATAATACTTTTAGGTTTTCTATATATGGAAATTCAAATCAAGATGCTTACATACCAGTTAGAAATTTAAATGTTCCATTTTATATAGTTGCTTCGTATCTTAATGGAAAATTATCTATTTTTGTTAATGGTGAAACTGGTACTTCAGGTGAAGTTGTAACTTATTCATTTTTATCTAAACCTTCTGGAAGAATCGTTATAGATACAACAAGTCTTACTTCTAATTCTGGTCCCGGTTTTTTAGTAAGTGACCTTGCTTTTTATGATTATCCATTAAGCATGGAACAGAAAAGAAAAAGGGTTGTATGGGGATATACAAATGAAAAACCAACTTTTCTTACAAGGAACCTTGGATTGTCCTATTTTGATATTTCTGAAAAGAATTATCATACTTTGCATTATGAAATAGTTGAAGGGGGTACTTTTAATAATTATTCTTATTTAAATAATCTTATAATTAATGAAGATTTTGGATTGATGCCAAAAAGAATAAAAGATATTGAGTTAAACGATAAATCTTCAGTATACGCAAGTGTTTCTTTTTCTATAAACGGCGCACGCCTTAATGATTATGGATCATTAGTAGTAAATAATTTTGGAGAGTTAGTTGGAACTAATTCTCCTTTTACTCTGACCTGTCAAGCAATAAGTAATACCTCCAGCATTACATATTTGTTTTCATTTTTAGATAGCAATACTAATAATTTAATTTATTCATATTATGACAATACTGGATTTTTTGTAAATTCTTATAATTTTGAAACTTCTGCATCAACTGTTTTAACAAATATAGTCTGGTCAACAGCATCTACAACAACATACTATGCTGGTGTTAATTTTAATAGTTCAAGTTTGACAAGTTATTGGGGCGCTGGAGGTGGAACTACTTCATCTACTGTAGTTTCAATTACTCCAATAAAATTAAAAGATAGCACACAGTTAGAGATAGGAAATTGTTTAATGTTAAATTCTGCATCATCAAATTCACAGATTAAAAATTTTGGTATATCTGATTATTCTGGAAATTTGTCTTGGAATAATGGTGTTGGATTTGATTATTCAGTAAATCAAAAATTTTTAGCAAGGTTAACCTCTAACTTGACAATATCTCAAATAGGTTCTTGGATTAAAAAAATTCCAATTTCTTCTTATTCAAATGAAATTATTTCAAGTAAAATTTCTTGGGATTCTATGGATAATTGTTTAATTCAATCGTCTATAGATAGTGGAAACAATTGGACAACTATAACAAAAGGATCTCAAATACCTGATTTAATTTATGGTGATATCAATAATGATGTTTATTTAAAAATAATTATTCCAACTGAATATACAGTTCAAACAAACACACAATCTTTTAATGGTTTAGAAATAAGTTTATATAACGATTTATCATTTTTTTCAGAAAACAATAAATTTGAATTAATTCCAAAGACAAGTGTCGCTGGAGATCATTCTTTTAATATTCAAAGAATGGATCAACCAATATTTTTCAGAAAAGATAATTTTGGTATAAAATTTAATAAAAATTCTTCTGGTTCTGTTCATGGGTATGCACAAATATCACCAACCTCAAGTACTTATAACTTCTATGGAACTGACTTTTGGATGAGGTTTAATTCAATTGACTCTGGAAGAATTAATAATGTTTTAACATTAGGTTCTACTGGCCCAACTATTTCAATTGGAACTACAGGTAGTTTAACTTTCAATATTGGGAATTTGTACATAAATGGAAATGCGGTAGCAAATAATGGTTTTGTTCCAGTTTCTGGAAGGCATTATCATGTAGTTTATGATTTTGGTGCGGCTTACAATTCAAGTGCAATGTTTTTAGGCGGCTCAGTCACGAATCAACATATGCATGGTTCTCTAGGTTACATATCAATTTGGAGCAGTTCTATAAGTGCAAGTACTGCTTCATCAAGATATTTAAATTATGTTGGTAATTACGTTATGCAAATTCCTTCTACAAATGTTTTAACTACGTCAGACGCATTTGCAAGTACAAAATGGCAGTCAAGTTGGAATTTAGATCGTATAACCACTGCTTGCGCGTTCAAACTTGGTTAAAAATTATCAATTTTGTCATTTTAATGGTAGTATTGAGTCATGATTCCAAATAAAACTAAAATGGCTGTAATTGAAGAAGTTTCCTACGGACTTTATCTATGGCAGATGCCGGATGGATCGCTTGTGATGGATGAAGAGGGTAATCATATGAATATTGCTTCAATGAGAGGTGATATGCGTAAGATTAATGCTTTAAAACAATTTGCAAAAGACATGGGTGTTGAAGAAGGAAAGCCCTTATGGATGGGTGGACATAGACAAATTACTTCTGATGAATATGAAGAGCAAAAGCAAAGATTAGAATGGGGTTTAATTCCTGATGAGTTAGATATTCCAGCCATTAAAGAAGATCTTGTTCAGAAAAAGAAAATGGGGCTTATCTAATGTCCTTGTTTCCCGTTGATGATTTTGATGATGACGATACTAATTTAATTAAAATTTCTGCTGGTGGTTCCAGTAAAGATTCATTTATATCTGAAAGTTCTTTTGAAGATCCGTTTTCTAAAACTTGGGAAGAATTATCAAAAATTGATGGTTTAAGTCCTAACTTTAGAAAAAAAGCAAATCGTTTAGAAAAAGCATATACTGGTCGTGGCGATGCAAAGTCAAAGAAACTTGATCCGCTCGATCTTACAGGCTATTCTTTATTTCAAATTGTTCAACCCCCATATAATGTCATGTATTTGGCACAACTTTATGATATTTCTCCATTTCATCATTCTGCTGTTAACGCAAAATGTGCAAATGTTGTAGGATTAGGTTACCATTTTGAAGAAACTCAGAAAATGTTAGATAAAATTGAAGATGTGCTTGATGATGCTGTTAAATTAGATAAAGTTCGTCGGAGAATTGCTAAAGCAAAACGTGAATTAACTGATTATTTAGAATCTATGAACTCTGATGATAGTTTTCTTCGTATCATGAAGAAAGTTTATACCGATTATGAAGTAACAGGTAATGGTTATCTAGAAATTGGTCGCACTTCTTCAGGAAAAATTGGCTATAATGGTCATATTCCAACTACAACTATGCGAATTCGGCGCCACCGAGACGGTTTTGTTCAAGTTGTTTACAATCGTTATACTTTTTTCAGAAATTTTGGTGATATTAACACTGAAGATCAAATTGGTACAGATCCTCAGCCAAATGAAGTAATTCATTTTAAAAAATATACTCCAACTAATACTTATTATGGTGTTCCAGATATTTTATCTGCTAAAAATGCAATTGCAGGTGACGAGTTTGCTTCCAGATTCAATTTAGATTATTTTGAGAATAAAGCAGTTCCTAGATACATAATTACAGTAAAAGGTGCTAAATTAAGTGCAGATTCTGAAAGAAAACTTCTTGAATTTTTCCAAACTGGTTTAAAGGGAAGAAATCATCGTACTTTATATATTCCATTACCATCAGATGGTGAAAATTCTCGCGTAGAGTTTAAAATGGAACCAGTTGAAGCAGGAATTCAAGATTCTTCATTCAAAAATTACACATCTGAGAATCGTGATAGGATTTTGACTGCACATAGTGTTCCTGTAACTAAAATTGGTGGTGTAGATGTTGGTGGCCTAGCCGCTGCAGCAGCAGCAGATAAAACTTTCAAAGAACAAGTTACTCGCCCAGCGCAAGACGAACTTGAGCAAAAAATAAACATGATTATTCGTGAATTTACCGATGCTTTCACTATTCAATTTAACGAACTTACCCTTACTGATGAAATTACTCAAAGTAAAATTGATGAAGTGTATCTTCGTATGCAAGTCATCGCTCCTAACGAGGTTCGTGTTAGAAAAAATCTTCCTCCGCGTGCTGGTGGAGATGAACCTGTTAAGATTGGTGCTGCGGCAGCAGCAGAAGAAAATGCACAGGCAGGGCAAACAAGAGTCAGAGATGGTCAACGTACTGCAAACGCTTCTGATACTCATGGTGATAGAAACCCTAAAGGTGAAGGTAGAAAAACACCTTAAATTTTGATTTGACAGAATTTAATGTTAACATTTAAACAAATGGAAATTAACAAAGTTTCATGGAACAATAGCGAAAAGAAAGTTAATTTAGCATTTCCTATCGCTAAAGTCAACAAGGAAAAACGCACTGTTTCGGGGTTTGCGACCCTTGATAATATTGATCGTCATGGAGACATTGTTACACCAGAAGCCAGC